CGCAAGGTTTATTGTTAGGAGCAAAACACATGAGTATGAAAACACAGGGCACCCAGCTCTACGCAATCGATCCGGAAGATGATTCCGTTTTAGTCATCACTGCTGTCACGAGTATCGACGGCATTGATAGTGCCGTTGATTCAATCGAAACCACCCCATTAGAAGCGTTGGCGCGTGAGTTTGTATCAGGCCTCAAATCACCAGGCGCGGCAACGTTTGGTATTAACGTTGATCCCAAAAACCCTAGTCACTTACGTTTGCACCAATTAAAAACAGCGGGTACCACACTAAAATGGGCACTTGGTTGGTCTGATGCAGTCGGTACACCGCCAACATTCTTAGCCGATGATTTTGTATTACCACCAACCAGAACATGGATAACGTTCGAAGGCTTTATGACTGCTTACCCATTTGGCTTTACACAAAACGACGTTGTTAAATCAACGGTAGGCATTCAAGTTTCCGGTGACCCAATCTTGGTACCTAAAACATAAACTTATATTAGATAGCCCATTGGTTACCCTTTGGGCATTTTTATACACCAAGGAAATACTATGAAATTAAGTGTTGCTAGCCTAATCCAATCTGGCTCATTTTCTCCCGTTAATCCTGAACAACGAGAAATATCGTGGTTTAACGATAAAGGCGAAACTGTCAGCGCTGTTATTTTTGTACGTAAAAAATCATTTTCTACTGCAAATATAGAAGCTAATCACTACCACACGGGTGTTGATTCGCTGACCTCTCGCATTGTTTCAAGCATTGTTGATGAAGAGGGCACGCCATTATTTAGTGTTGACGACATTATTGGTAATGCTGCTCACGGTCCTATTTGTGACTCGCTCGGTATGGCATTGATTGGCGCCATAAATGAAGTGAATGGGATAGGGCTCAAACCTGACCCAAAATCCTTACCGCCGACGACGAATTCTGGCACGAGCTCGTCCTCGCCGGCGTTGGCGGAAGAACCGTTGATCAAGCCAAGCAAAACCTAACCCACAAAGAAGTTGTTTACTGGATAGCGTATCGCGAAAAGTATGGTCCTTTAAGTTTCCAATTACGCCAAGAACTCATCGCGGCAGCTCAAATGCATCACATTAATACCATTAACGGCGGTAAAGCTGAGTTATCCGCGTTCATGCTATTCAGCCAAGTAGAAGACCAGCAACCTCAAGATGCCAGCATTGACGATGTACTCGTCATGCTTCAAGCCAGTGCAATCAAAAAACCGTAATTAAAAATAATGCCAAGGATGGCACCAATAATGGAGCAAGTTAATGTCTAATCGGTCGTTAAGTACGCTAACGCTAAATATGATCGCTGAAACAGGCAGCTTCAATGCTGGAATGGATAAAGCTGAGCGGTCACTCGATAAAGTTGCTCGAGCAGCGGCCAAGCAGAAAAATGATTTAGTCCGATTAATGGGACAGATAGATCCGCTTGTCGCAGAATACGCCAAGCTTGATAAAATGGAGCGGCAGCTTCAAAAACATCGAGAAGCAGGAACATTAGCCGGAAGTGAATATGACCTATATTCAAAACGTCTTTCACAAATGCGTAGCGAGCTTGGTAGAACAGGTGCTCAGCTTAATAAAACAGATATCCAGTTTAATAAAGCAGGCCTATCTGCCAAGCAAATGGCATTTGCAACGCGTGGCTTACCGGCACAATTTACCGACATCGCCGTATCGCTTCAAGGTGGTCAAAACCCGTTAACAGTATTTTTGCAACAAGGTGGCCAGTTAAAAGATATGTTTGGCGGTATAGGTCCAGCCGCCAAAGCCATGGGCAGTTACGTTGCAGGCATGGTAAACCCATTCACTATTGGTGCAGCTGCAGTAGCGGTATTAACCCTTGCTTATTATCAAGGAAGTATCGAAGCTGATCGACTTCGTAATGCGCTTATTCTTACTGGTAATTCAGCTGGCACAACCTCCGATCAACTAATGGATGCCGCCAAACGTATCGATGGTATTAGCGGTAGTCAGCGACAAGCTGCAGCAGCATTAGCTGAAGTGGCTAGCTCCGGTAAATTTACTGCCAATCAAATCGAGTTAGTTGGTTTAGCAGCCGTACAAATGGAGAATGTAACGGGAAAAGCCGTTGCTGATACTGTTGCTGAGTTTGCTAAATTAGCCGATGACCCAGTAAAGGCTGTCGAAGAACTTAATAAAAAATATAACTTCCTAACTGCCGCGGTTTATGAACAGATCGTATCGCTTAAAGAATCAGGTAAATCAACAGAAGCAGCGGACCTGGCATTTAAGACATACAGTGATGCAATCAATGACAGAACAACAGAAATCACCAGTAATTTAGGAAGTATTGAAAAAGCGTGGAAAGCCCTTAAAACTGGAGCATCTATATCTTGGGATCAGATTCTTAATGTTGGCAGAATGGATACGCTTAAGGAAAAGCTAGCTATTAATGTTCAAAAGATTTTCGAATTAGGCGCTAAAGGTAAAGGTTCTGGCGGGGAAGCTATTCGTCGTGCGGCGTTAATGAAAGTTCTTCAAGATGAAAATAAGCAAATCAGTGATCAAATTGATCTTGAATCAAAACTAGCAAAAAAACAAGCCGAACGTGCCAAAATCAATCAAGACTCAATTGAGGCTCAACGTGCCATTGCTAAAGTCACCAATGAAACCCTCACTAATGAGCAAAAGCGCACTAAAGCAATAAAAGAATATAACGACAATATCGAAAAGGTACGAAAAGGTGATGCTAATAGTGCCTTGCTTGATCCTGAAAAAATCAAACGTGACCTGGCATCGATAGAAGAAAAGTTTAAAGACACTGCTAAAACGACCAAAGCCTTTGCGGACGATGCGGCTACCACGTACCTCATGCGTTTACGCGAAACTCAAGCAGGCTTGCTAGGTCAGCTAGAGTCAAATATCAAGCTCACTCAGTCACAAAAAGAGTTAGTGCAGTTTGAGCAGAAAATCGCCGATATTAAAAATAAAGATGTGCTAACCGCCCAACAAAAAAGTTTGTTGGCAGAGCAATCAGTGATCCGCGCCCAACTCGAAAAAAATGTTGCACTCGATGACGAAATTCAAAAGCGTAATGAATCAATCCGCCTGCAAAGCTACAGCGCCAATCTCACGGCTAACCTCGCCGCAGAACAACAGCGCAACGCTGATAAACTCGCCACCTTTGGCCTTGGCGACAAAGCACAGCAGCGTCTAGGTGATCGCCAAGGGGTTGAGCGTGATGTAGAGCGAGCTCAAGGTAAGGCGTTATCAGATAACATCGCTGGCAGAACCACCGACGAAGAATATCAGCAACAGCTCGCCATGTTGAAAGATAACCTTTCAGCGCGATTAGCTGTTCAAGATGAATACTATTTAGCACTTGATGCCAAACAGGCCGACTGGACTAATGGCGCCCGTTCATCAATGCAAAACTACATTGATGCAGCAGCCGACATGGCTGGACAAACTAAAACACTAATGGATGGTGCATTTGGCGGAATGACAGACGCACTTACCGATTTTGTGACCACTGGTAAAGCAGATTTTGCCGGGCTGGCTAAATCAATATTGGCGGATATCGCAAAAATAGCGATGCAAAAAGCTGTTGCGGGTTTAGTCGGTAGCCTGTTCGGTGGTTATGCTGACGGCGGGGTTGTAGACGGAAAAGCGACAGGTTTCTCTTCTGGTGGTTACACCGGCGCGGGTGGCAAGTATCAACCAGCGGGGATTGTACATAAAGGTGAAGTGGTTTGGTCTCAGCGTGATGTTGCCCTCGCTGGTGGTGTAGCGACAGTAGAAGCTATGCGAAAAGGCCACACTGGTTATGCTGACGGTGGCGTTGTTGGCGGTTCAACTTTTAACGGCATTCCTGCTGCAATGGCTGGTACTAGTGGTGTAAATGTTCAAATTAATATTGAAAAAAGCGGTAATACGACAACAACTTCAAATACGCCAGCGTTAAATCAGTTTGGCTCAGAACTCGGTAAATTTGTTGAGCAAAAATATCGAGAATTGCTGGCAAAAGACCTACGTCCCAACGGACAAATTGGTCGAAGTATGGCTGGAGGATACCGCTAATGGCTACTGAAGCATTTATATGGCCAGCAGATAATGGCGCAACAGGTGAGATAACGTATAGAACTAGAATTGCTCAATTTGGCGATGGTTACAGCCAGTCTGTAGGTGATGGTATTAATAGCAAAATTCAAAGCTGGCCATTACTTTTTACTAAAAATAAATCAGATTCAGAAGCCATAATGAAATTTCTAGAATCTCACCAAGGCTTTAAGGCTTTCCAGTGGACACCGCCTCTCGGGACTGTTTCACTATTTAAAGCCGTTCAAGTGACAAATACACCTCTTGGTGGCGGTATGTACCGTATTACAGCCACCTTTGACCAAGCATTTCATCCTTAAATATTAATAAAAACTATCCCCCCTTTAGAATAGAGTTCAAGGAACGAGAAATAAAATGCTTAACAGTGACATTCAAACGCTTGAACCTGGCAATGAAATAATCCTTTTTGAGATTGATGGTAGTTCATTTGGCGCTGACATACTTAGATTTCACGCCCAGAATATTCCATATGAAGCTGCAGATTTAGCTCAAGCAGAGGTACCTCTGAGGGTCATTTTTTGGCAAAATGAGGAATACTCCGCATGGCCCGCTAAATTGGAAGGGTTAGAGGTTAACTCTGATGGTTCTCCAAGCTCTCCTATGCTGACCGTAGCTAATATTGATGGCAGTATTAGTGCGCTTTGTTTGTATTTTCAGAATATGGAACAAGCAAAAGTGACTATTCGAAGAACACTCGCAAAGTATATCGATGCTAAAAACTTTCCCGGTGGTAATGCATTTGCTGACCCCACTCAAGAATCTATTGAGATTTGGTATATCGATAAAAAGGTGAACGAAGATAACGTGTCAGTAACCTTTGAGCTATCTAATCCTGCCGATCTTTCGGGATATAAAATTGGAAGGCAAATGACATCGTATTGTTTCTGGTGTCAGCGTGGTGAATATAGAGGTGCCGATTGCGGTTATACCGGCATCACTATGTTTACCGATGACGATATTGCTACAGACAACCCCGAACTTGATCAGTGTTCCGGAACCATAGCCGGTTGCACTAAACGATTTGGTGACAATGAAGAATTACCCCACGGCGGTTTCCCAAGCGTTCGCCTCATACGTTAAAACTAAACATCAGGATTAATAATAAAGTAGGTCAATATGCATCCAATACTCTTGCAGGCATTCTCTCTGCATGCGCAAAGTACCTACCCGCAAGAGTGTTGCGGGTTGATCGTTCAACAAGCAAATAAAGCATGCTATTTACCATGTACTAACGTGTCTACGCATAAAACTGATGAATTTGAAATATCTGCCAAAGAGTATGCCGCTGCAGAAGACCAAGGCGATATCATCGGTATTTGTCACAGTCATCCAGATACAACGAGTAAACCTAGTCAGCGTGATATCGCTATGTGTGAGGCAAGTTCGCTACCTTGGCATATTATGAGTTGGCCGGAAGGTGATTTGCGTTCAATAGTACCAATCGGTGAAGCCTCTCCGTTAGTCGGCAGGCCTTTTGTGCACGGAGTATGGGATTGCTACAGCTGCGTTCGAGACTGGTATAAAGAAACCAAACATATCATATTGCCAAACTTTGAACGTAAAGACGGATGGTGGGAGGGTGAGGAAGAACTGTATTTGGATAATTTTGCTAAAGCTGGATTTGCTGAGGTTAATGACCAATTGCAAGTCGGGGATGTATTTTTAATGCAAATACAAAGTAAGCGTGTGAATCACGCCGCTGTGTATGTTGGTGATGGAAAAGTTTTACACCATCTATATGGACGCTTAAGTCGCAATGATGTTTACGGTGGTTACTGGCAGCGTAATACTCGAATGATTGTGAGGTATGTAGGCGATAAAGATTAAAATCTTTATCGTTTGTTAGGTCTTTAGCTCATCAGCATGATGGGAGACCAATCATGATTTCTTATGCCTCACGGCTGGAAAGTTACAATATATCAACAACTAATAAAACCACCGAAAGGTGGTTTTTTTATCAAAAATCCGAGAGTAATTATGAGCACTAAATTCACTACGATTAAATTATCTGGCTCATTGGCCAAGAGGTTTGGCCGCGAACATAAGCGGTTGCTCGAAACTGGTGCAACATCAGAAGCCTTTAGTGCCATCAAAAATACGCTTCAAGGGTTTGAGTCGTTTATCAAAGAGCAAGCAAAGTTAGGTTTGCGTTATGCGATATTTCGAAATGGTAAAAACACTGGCCAAGATGAATTTGATTTAAGTGGCACAAATGAAATTCGTATTGTTCCTGTTGTTGGAGGCAGCAAGCGTGGCGGTATTCTGCAGACAATATTAGGTGCAGTGCTTATTGTTGCATCATTTATCCCTGGTTTTCAGGCTCTAATGGCACCAGGCATTGCAATGGTCGCTGGTGGCGTGGTGCAAATGCTCAGTCCTCAGGCTAAAGGGTTGAAAGGGCGAGAAGCTAGTGACAATGCTCCTAGTTATGCCTTTGGTGGTGCAGTTAATACTACCGCAGCGGGTAACCCTGTTGGTATTGGTTATGGTAAGCGCCGGATTGGTGGCGCCATTATTAGTGCTGGTATTTATGCTGAAGACATTGCTGTTTCAAAGCGTTCAGTGCAAAACGGTGGTGGCAGTGGCGGAAGTAACGGACAACAGGAGCCGTAAATAATATGGGCATAATAGCAATAACAGAACGTCCATTGACTATTAATGGCGCAAAAGGCGGCGATTCACAAGCACAAACCCCTATCGAGTCACCAGATGATTTACGCTCAATAGCTAAAGCAAAAATATTATTAGCAATAGGTGAAGGCGAGTTTGACGGACAGTTGTCTGGTCAAAATGTTTTTTTGGACGGCACGCCATTACTTGATTCTAATGGTGCAGAAAACTTTCCTGGGGTTATTTGGGATTTTAGACCAGGCTCTGTACAGCAAAGTTATATTCCTGGTCTACCTTCTCTAGAAAATGAAACGTCTGTTGGTATTGAACTTAAATCGACCCAACCCTATACCCGAGCTATTTCTAATTCACTACTCTCTGCAGTTCGTGTTCGACTTCGTTGGCCAGCACTGCAACAACAGCTAGATAATGGGGATGTCACTGGTTATCGTATTGCTTATGCAATTGATTTATCAACAGATGAAGGTGAGTATGAAACGCTATTAAACACATCTGTAAATGGTAAGACTACACAAGCATATGAACGTAGTCATCGTGTTGATCTGCCTGTAGGTAATAATTGGCAAATCCGTATACGCAGGTTGACCGCAAATCAAAACAATAATCGTGTAGCCGATACAATGCAAATTGCAGCGATTACAGATGTTATAGACCGTAAATTTAAATACCCTAATACGGCACTTTTATACGTTGAGTTTGATGCTAGTCAATTTCAAAATATTCCTGTGATTTCGTGTGAACCTTTTATGCGCAAAATAAAGGTACCAACAAATTACGATCCTTTAACACGCGTTTACTCTGGTGTGTGGGACGGTTCATTTAAGATTGCTTGGTCTGATAATCCAGCTTGGGTAAGCTATGACATTATTCTTGATGATCGTTTTGGTACAGGCCGAAGAATTAGTGCTGCGCTGGTCGACAAATGGGAATTATACAATATAGCTCAATACTGTGATCAGTTAGTGCCAAACGGAAAAGGCGACACAGAGCCTCGATATATCTGTAATATTTATATTCAACAAGCGACAGAGGCATGGCAGGTATTGCGCGACTTGGCATCAATTTATCGCGGCATGACCTATTGGTCGAATGGGCAAATGTATTCTGTTGCAGATATGCCAAGGGATATAGATTTTACTTACAACAATGCGAATGTTATCGACGGTAAATTCAGTTATTCATCAAGCAGTGAAAAAGTAAAATATACTCGAGCATTGATCAGCTGGGATAATCCAGATAACGCATTTGAATCTGACGTGACATCAGTATCAGATCAATCACTTCAGCGCCGCTATGGTGATAATGTTATTGAGTTGTCCGCTTTGGGGTGTACTCGTGAGTCAGAGGCCCAACGTCGCGGTAAATGGGCCATTTACACTAACAATAATGATCGTGCAGTAAACTTTAAAGTCGGTTTAGATGGCAGTATTCCCATTCCAGGCTTCGTAATTGGTGTTGCAGATCAACTGATAGCTGGTAGTCGTATCGGCGGACGAATATCAGCAGTCAACGGCAAAAAAATCACTTTAGATCAAGTCGGAAATATTGCTGTAAATGATAGATTGATTATCAATTTACCCAGTGGAATATCACAAGCAAGGAGTATCCAAGCGGTAAATGGTCGAGAGATAACGGTTACTACTGCATATAGTGAAATACCGCGAACTCAATTACTTTGGTCTGTAGAGTCTGACGAATTAAAGCTACAACAATTTAGAGTGTTGAGAGTAGGTAAAGCAGAAAGTGACAGTATCGAGTACGAAATCACAGCTGTTGAACACAATCCGAGTAAATTCGCTTACATAGACACAGGTGCACGGTTAGAAGAAAGACCCATCAGCAAACTGCCCATCGGCGCCCAAGATGCACCTGCAAGTGTGACAATATCTCAATCTATTTTTACTGAACAAACGATTTCAGTCACAACAATGAATATTCAGTGGGAATCGGCAAAAAATGCCATTTCTTATGAAGTTGAGTGGCGTAAGGATAATGGAGAATGGTTTACGCTACCAAAAGTAAGCAACACTTCAGTTGATATTCGAGGTGTTTATACTGGGAAATATCTAGCAAGAGTGAGGGCTATAAACTCTGCTAATGTGAAGTCTATTGCTCGTGAATCAGCACTAACAGCAATAACAGGGAAAGATTCGAATCAACATGTTGTGGCTAATTTGTCCACAGTTCCCGGGCCATTTGGGATTATTGTCAACTGGGAGTTCCCTTTAGGATCCGAAGATACATTATTCACAGAAATGCAGACTGCTACTGACATAGCTGGCAGTAACGCAAAAAAGCTCGCGGATATTGCTTATCCAAATAACAGCTATCAAGTTACCAACCTTCCAAGAAGGGCTGTCTTATTTGTCAGAGCCCTATTAGTTGATAAAGCGGGTAATAAGGGAGAATGGACAAGCTGGATTCGCGGAGAAGTGTCTGATGTTCAGAGTGATTATGATGCATTGTTTGGTGAAACATTTAAAGTATTTACTTGGTTTGCTTGGGCGGACGACAATGTAGGTGCCGGATTCACTACGGTTGAATCTGAGGGAGATGGTAAAGATTATTTAGGAGTTGCCACTGAAAAGAAAACATCAATAGCAAGTGGTAATTGGGAGGATTATACCTGGACGAAAATTAAGACAGAGATCCCCGATGTATTTACCCCAGAAGAACAAACCCAGCTTGATAACTTGATGGAGGGTAAGCTGCCGAGTGGCAGTGATGATTTACTTTCCATACAACAGGCATTAAACAATAGCGGCCTAGCTAATTGGAATGTCAATGCTAAGACATTGCTAGACAATGGCGTTTGGGGATCATTGCCTGAAAGTGGTGCCACCTTTGGCGCGCCCACAGGCACCTTTGTTGGCGGTATGGCGGCCGAGTGGTTAGCCGCCGGAGGTTCAAACAGCTTTAGGCAAGGCTTTGATAATGGTGATACAACCCTATGGGCTGTATTTGCTAATAATACCTTTTCTGTTATTGATGGGTTTAATGGCAAGGGGATTTTAGTTACTAGCGCAAGCTCAGCCCCAAGCTCGACAGGTACCACCACAGCGGTATATGTTTTGGTACCTGAAACCACCGCTTTGCAGTTTTCTGGCCGCCGAGTCAAAGTAAGTATTATGGCGCGCAAGCCTGGCGCTAATGCTACTCAAGAATTTGCATTGGCTTATAGCACTTCCGACAATGGTAATTCTGACTGGCAATTTTTCACCCCGACAAACGCCTGGGCTAAATACAGTTTTACCTATGATGTACCAACAGCAGTGGCCGGCGGTGATGATTACTTTGGTATTTGGGCCGACACGAGTGCTGCAGGTTTAGGGCTTGAAGTTGACCAGGTACTCATTGAACTTGTCAGCGAGTGGCAAACCCTAGATGCGCCAGAAAATATCGCTACACTCACAGGTAATGAGTCAATTTTAAACAGTGGGTTATCATTAACCCTAGCTGATGGCCAGGCTAAATTGCTTGATGGTCTTGCCCAGCTTGGCAATGCATTTGGTGCCGCTGATATTGGCGGGGAAACTCCAACAGGCGCACAGAACAAAGCAAATAGTGCAAAAGCAGATGCCATCAATACCGCTAAAGCCGATGCAACAGCTAAAGCCGATGCCGCCAAAGCCGCCGCTCAAAGCTATGCACTTGCAAAAGCTAACTTAGCAGAAACCGAGGCTAAAGCTTATGCAGATGGTGTTATTTCTGCAGAAGAACAACGGGCCATAGCCGATGCCCAGGCTAAAGCTAATTCCGCTCAGCAAAACGCTATTAGTACCGCTAAAGCTGATGCAACCGCTAAAGCTGATGCCGCCAAGGCTGCCGCATTATTAGATACAAAAGAAAAGCTAGATGCATTTCAAATAGGTAGTAGAAACCTAATTTTATCGGCTAATTTAAACGGTGCAGTTACGGACGGTGTTAATTCCAATTCGCTTGCTCGATACTTGGGAAGTTCAGAAAGCACAGCAAGGCGATTTGCTGATCACTTTACTGATAATACGCCAGGACTTTACTCAGTGAGTGGGTGGGTTAAGGCTTCATCAGCAATGAATTTGAATTTTGATATTTGTGATCAAACAGTAGGTAAGTTTGATGTAACAACAGAATATCAATATTTTAAATTTGAGGGTGTAGAGATAACATCAAGCTATTTAACGCACCCCAATTATTATGGTTTTTTCGATGTAACAGCGCCGGTTAATATAGGTGTTTACATTAGTGATTTAAAAATTGAGCGGGGAAGTAAGGCAACTTCATATACCCCAGCACCAGAAGATCAAGCGCTATATGCAGAAGCTAAAGCCGATGCCGCCAATGCTGCGGCTCAAAGCTATGCACTTGCAAAAGCTAACTTAGCAGAAACCGAAGCTAAAGCTTATGCAGACGGTATTATTTCTATCGAAGAACAACGGGCTATTGCCGATGCCCAGGCTAAAGCTAATTCCGCTCAGCAGACTGCTATTAGTACCGCTAAAGCTGATGCAACGGCTAAAGCTGATGCCGCCGCTGCCGCTAGCGATCCTAAAGGCTCAGCAACGACCGCCCTCAGTAACGCAACAAAGCTTATACAATCAGCGGTATCTAGCGGTGGGATTTTAGCCGACCCAACATTCACTAGGTTTGTAAGCGGAGAAGTAAGTACTAATAATTATTTTACAACTAACAGTAATATTTACATCTACAAATCAACATATAACAGTACACGTGAAGTTTTAACATTTAAGTACCAAGGTGATGGATCTTCAGGTACCACTGCATTTTTATATGATGGCGCTAATTACTATATACCGATAAGAAAAGGTGAGTTGCTTTGTGTTGCCGCCGAGCTTCAATTGTTAGGTGCAGACTCATGGGCAACAGATTGGCGCTTTGAGGTGCAAGAATTTGACGCTGGCAGAAACCCACTTGGTGGCTATCGTGATCTAATTCATATGAGTGATGTTGCAAAAAATACGTTACTACAAAAAATTGAACTAATTAGAGATGTTGTTTCATATGAGGCCACCGCGTATGTAGTGCCACGTCTAGTCTTATCTGCGCATAGCACTAATTACTATATTTCAGTTCATTCATTCCAACTATTTAGATTGCCATCATCAATAGATAATACAGTGGCTATGGCCGCTGCCTCAGTAGATGCCACAAATAAAGCTGATGCGGCTAAAGAAGCAGCTCAAAGCTATGCCCTGGCAAAATCGGTGTTAGCCGAAAGCCAGGCCAATGCTTATGCTGATGGGGTTATCACCGTTGAAGAACAGCGCGCAATAGCCGATGCCCAGGCAAAAGCAGATGCCGCAGAATCAAAAGCAATTGCTGCCGCGCTAGATGATGAAAGATTAAACAACAGCCTTGAAATACCAGGTAGCATGCCAGTTACTAGCGGTAATGTTCAATTTTTTTCTAATAGACGGGTTGGCGGTAGTATTGATCAAGATATAGGTGAGATAGGAGTATCAGGCGGGTTTATTATTCGTGCAGGTGGTACCAAGTATATTGTTAACAGCTATACCCATTTAACGCAATTTGAGGGTAGCAGTAGCTATCGTGGGCAATTTTATCTTATCCATAGTAGTGAAAATGTCAGAGGAAGATTTGATAACAACTTTCAAGACGTTGAGTTATTTACCGCGACGTATGACCGCAGTATAAATGCTTGGCGCGCCTGGGCTAATTCTAATCCCTCGATTGTTTTTACCCCATTAATTACGGATAGAATAGTCGCAGTAGGGTATCGGTATGTTTCAAACGGGATAGATGCCGTTAAAAGCTTATTAAGACCAGTAGACGGCTTAGATAATGAAGATGCAATTAATGCCGCCGCTATAGATGCCACAAGGAAAGCTGATGCCGCTAAAGCTGCCGCTCAAAGCTATGCACTTGCAAAAGCTAACTTAGCAGAAACTGAGGCTAAAGCTTATGTAGACGGTGTTATTTCTGCAGAAGAACAACGGGCCATAGCCGATGCTCAGGCTAAAGCTGATGCTGCAGAGGCCAAAGCAGTTGATTACGCTTTAACCGTAAGTAAAAGCCCATCGTTAGTTTTAGATAATGATTTTTCGTTATACCTATCAGGGCTTAATACCTGGAATGGTGTATCAGTAGAGTTAAATGGTGGCCCATTTGTGAATGAGGCGCATAACACTATTACCCCTGTTGACGGCACTATTTATAAAATTTCAACTTCAAAGCCAGAATATCGGCTAAAAGTAAGTGGTGGGGATAAGTTACTTTGTAAGGTTAGGTATTCAAGCGATGTTATCAGCGGGAATAGCAATTATTTGCAGTACCGATGTTATGACATCAATGGTGATTTTCTTACACATATTCAATCTATTTCTGATGGTAAATTTATTCGAGATAATGTCATTAGAGAAGCCGAGCAAATTAGCTCAGAATTACCTGCAAGCGCAAAGTTTGTTGAAATCCAGATTGTTACTAAAAACAATAATGGCCCAGGGGGAAGTTTCAGAATTTCTTGTATTGATGTTTGGAAAGTTTCAAACGCTACCAGTAACGAGTTTATTCAAATTAATGATGATGGGTCATTAGTCAATGCCGGTAGTGGTAAGGTGACACCTGGTGGTATTGGCGCGGAAACCCCTACTGGCTCACAAAGTAAAGCTGATGTGGCAAAATCCGGCGCTATATCAGATATTGCGGCCGGTAACTTTACGGCTCAAACTGCGTTAATCACTAAGTTGTTAGCTAATTCAGCACTTTTTAATGAGGTAGTTGCTAGGTTTGCGGCATTTGGTGGCCTAACAGCCAATACCATTGCAGCCAATGCGATTGATGCTACCCACATTAAAGCGGGGAGTATTGGCGCTGATGAAATAGCGACTAATTCGTTAACATCAAATGAGATTGCGGCAAATGCTATAACAGCAAGTGAAATAGCAGCCAATGCGGTTATTGCAGACAAGTTAGCTGTTGATACGGCTATGATAAATAAGCTTATTGCTAATAATGGCTTGTTTGACAATTTACAAGCACGCTTAGCCTTATTTGGTGGATTAGGCGCAGACAGCATTTCCGCTAATTCTATTAGCGTTAAGCATTTACTTGTCGCCAACACTGATAATATTTGTACTAATTCTCAGTTTGATTATGGCAATACCGATGGCTGGCCTAGTCATGTTTACTCGATATCTAACGGCGACCCTGATGCCTGGGGCGGAGCCTTTTATCGCGGCGCAATAAACAACGAAAGAAACACTGTGTTTGGTAAACCTTTTAGCGTTAATGATGGTGATAAATATTACATTTCACTTAAAAGCCAGGGGTTTGGTGCAATTAATCAGGCGTTAAAAGTAGGCTTGGTTGTTGTACATGCTGATGATTCAAGAAGTTGGCAGCTTTTATCCGTGAACGATAAAAATACAATTTCACCAATACATTATGATGGCAGTATCACCATAGAAAACAACGGGTCGGCCGCAGTAACCGCAGAAATACTATTTCAAATGACTGGTGTAAGTGGCGAAATGGGCGGTGGTTACACCGTCACTAAAGTCTATTTTAGAAAAATGGACGACTCTAATGTCATTGTAGATGGCGCGATTACAACCAACAAAATAATATCAAATGCAATTACCACTGATAAAATAGCGACTAATGCCGTTACTGCAAATGAGTTACTGGCTGATAATGCATTAATCAATAAGCTAGTAGCCACATCAGCCCTATTTAATAGCTTACAGGCACGTTTAGCCGTGTTTGGTGGGTTAAGTGCGAATAGTATCGCTGCTGATGCTATAGATGGTAATCATATTAAGGCAGGTTCAAAAATTGAATCACCGATTATTGAGGGGGGAGAATATCGTTTGATTGGCGCTAACACCATGAAAATAGAAAGTGAAACTCCGTTTGGTCCAGACAATTTGATTGAGTGGCGCGGCCCCAAATTATTACTCAGCGGTCAGCCAAATTGGGCCAATATTAGAAAATCAAATGCGACTCGCTGGACTGACTCAAACGGCAATGAATATTTTGGTGGCAGCCTCAGCGCTGGAATACTCAAAACGGGTGTAACAAACCCAGATAAAAATGCTTATGGCGTTAACACTTACCCGGTGGGAATTGGGCCGTTTGGCACTGGCGGTAAAGCTAAAACGGTTGTAGTCTCATTTGATTATGATGCGTCCTGGAATGCTACCTCAGCAGCTAACGGCCCATCACCAAATCTTTCATGGCAGTTGCAACGAAAAATAGGTTCTGGCAGTTGGGCTACCGTATCAAGCGGAACGTTTACCGGCTCAATCAATAGCACTTACGAGGCTGAAATTAGCAGCTATTTAGTCACTGAGTTTTGCAATGGTTCATCAACATTTACGGATACCAGTACATCAACTAGTGATTTTTCATATCAATTAAAAGTGATAAGCCAAACTCGATATAGCGCCACATCAAATGTTAACAGTCAAAAAATATCCGTTATTTCAACTGAACAATAAACCCCAATAAAGGAGGCCGTCATGGCTTTAATAATCCCAACCATTACCCTTTCATCAGGGCTTGTATTAGCTAATGCAATGGCCGTTATTTCTGACTTGAGTGTCAGCAATAATGTATCAACTAGTGAGCGCCTAGACGTTATATCATCCCCTGGTGATGGCAAAGCAATTAATGAATATTACCAAGTGACAACAACTAACCATGGCGGTAAGAACTGCAGCTATATCATTAGTATATTCTTGAGTGAACAAGCATTTAATGATGGTAAGCCGTCGATTGAGCAGCTTAAAGATGGGCGCAATACAAAAGTGTTTAGTTTGAATTTGTTGGCTGATGAATATAAGGATTTAGAAACAAGGGACGCAGCTTACGCTCATTTAATTAAACAGCCTGACTTCGAAGATGCTACACAAGCTGAAAGTATTGAGGTTTAAAATAGTATTTTAACAGCGATTAAACGTTGTCTTAATGAAATTAAAGCTAGTAAATTGCATCCGGAAATGGGAAGTCTCAAACTCAGTGACACCGCCCAATATGATAAATGGGCGGTAACAACTATCTCAAACATCAAAACCTGCTATACAAAGCCAAGCTGCCGATTTAACGGATGTTGAATTAGAGATTTAAGAAAGCTAGATAGGCATTTAAAAACGATTTAAACCGCTATAAAAGTCGGTTTAAATAAAAAGAATAAATATTACAAATAACACTGAGATGATGCGATCAAATTTATAGCCGCCAAGTGCAATCATTGGCAGTCTAATATAGGTTGCTATCAGCAAAATAGGCATGAAGCTTCTATGTATGACGAAGGGGAGTTTTAGTATTGAAAATCGGAGTCAATTGAAGGGTGAGTACATGTGTGTGTGCATAAAGAATTTAGTTAAAAACAATAAGCTTAATAATCAATTCATTATAGTTTTTAGTCACATAATCGTGCCAGCTATGTTACCAGAAAAACATTAAAATGGTTTGAGCATGAAAGCAACAAATTGAAAAACAAAAAAATCAGTTGCATCGCTATTTTGCTGTTGTTAAAGGTTCAGCGTATAATGTTCGCAAAATTATCATTTATAGCGCTTCTTTTAATCAAAACCAAAAAGAAGAAAACTAAGTCACTTTTATTATTGTGTACAAGTATGCGTACAAATAATCAGATTAAGAAGTAGCACCAAGTAAAATGTCTAATGAAATCAATAGAAGGCGAACTTTTGCCATCATTTCGCACCCCGATGCGGGTAAAACCACCATCACCGAAAAAGTGCTTTTATTCGGAAATGCCTTACAAAAGGCTGGCACGGTAAAAGGCAAAAAGTCTGGTC